AGAAAAGCAAATTTAGGTAGAAAAGATGATGGCCGAAGCATCAAAATTGGATATACAATGAGTTTAAAAAGATGGTACAACGACGGAAAAATATCTAAGATGTTTATGCCAGGCAAAGAATTAGAAGGATTCTATCCTGGAAGAAAATTAAGGAATAACATAAATGTCATGGCGTAGATATTTCACACCCGTACAAGCAAAATCAGGTCAACTGAGTCCTATCAGCGGGTCAAACACCGGATCCGGTATTGGCCGAACTAATTATAGCAGCTATCTTCCTGACGTCTACACAGGACATCCCAACAGATTAGAACGCTATGGTCAATACGATACTATGGATAACGATAGCGAAGTTAACGCAGCATTGGATATCTTGGCAGAATTTTGTAGCCAAATTAACGAAGACAACGGAACTCCTTTCCAAATATTTTTTAAAGAACAGGCCACTAGTACTGAAATCAAGATCATTAAAAAGTATCTACAGCAATGGTCCAAGCTGAATAAATTCCGTACCAGGATATTTAAAATAGTTAGAAATGCTTTCAAATATGGTGACAGTTTCTTCATCAGAGACCCAGAAAACGATACCTGGTTCTATATTGATCCTGCCAAGTTAGACAAGATCATTGTCAATGAAAGCGAAGGTAAAAAACCCGAGCAGTATGTTATCCGTGATATAAATGTCAACTTTGAAAACTTAACTACCACGCAGATCAACCCAACAAATCAAAATGTAACACCCGGAAATACAGCATATGTAACAGGCGGAAGTCAACAACGCGGTATGGTAGGAGCCTATCCTCAAGGTAGTCAAAGTCGCTTTACAGTCAATCAGAATCAATGGGCGATTGACGCTAAACATGTAATTCATTTGAGCTTGAGTGAAGGATTAGACAACAACTTTCCTTTTGGAAATAGTCTTTTAGAGTCAATTTTTAAAGTCTACAAGCAGAAAGAACTGCTTGAAGATGCTATCATTATCTATCGTGTACAACGTGCTCCTGAACGCCGCGTATTCTATATCGACGTGGGCAACATGCCAAGTCACTTGGCTATGGGATTCGTCGAACGTGTCAAAAATGAAGTAAATCAACGTCGTTTACCGTCAGTTAGTGGTGGAAGTCAAAGCGTGGTTGACAGCAGTTACAATCCATTAAGCATCAACGAAGATTATTATTTTCCGCAAACAGCGGAAGGTCGTGGCAGTAAAGTTGAAACATTACCTGGCGGAACTAACCTAGGAGAGATTGATGATTTGCGTTATTTTACTAACAAGTTGTTCCGTGCTTTGCGTATTCCTAGCAGCTATCTTCCTACAGGGCCAGATGACGGAGGAAGTAGCTTCAATGATGGTCGAGTTGGCACCGCATACATTCAGGAATTGAGATTTAACAAATATTGTGAGCGACTACAAAGTCTAATGAACGAACAGTTCGATCTCGAGTTCAAGACTTATATGCGTAACAAAGGTCTGAATCTAGACCCTAACTTGTTTGATTTACAGTTCAATCCTCCGCAGAACTTTGCCAGCTATCGACAAGCAGAAATGGATACAGCCCGCGTCAACACCTACGGGACACTATCAGCTGTTCCGCACATTAGTAAACGGTTTTCTATGAAACGATTCCTAGGGTTAACCCAAGAAGAAATAGCAGAAAATGAAAAAATGTGGAGAGAAGAGAATGTTGATCGTAGTGTAAACTTAAGCGCACAAACTGAACTGCGATCAGCAGGTGTTACTGCTAGCGGGCTAGAATCAGATATAGACGAGTTAGGTAGTGCCGGTGAAGCGCCAGAAGAAATGGACATGGGAATGGAGGGAGATATGGGTGCTGCTCCAGCTCCAGGAGGCGCTCCGATGCCTGATGCCGCATAAATATTACCATGCTACTAAACGAATTTTTATATTTTGATAAAGAAAATCTCGATCCTATCGAAGATGATAGATATGATATCAAAAAAGATAAGAGTGTTATATTTTCTAAAGATTTGAGAAAGAGTAGATTAACTTTGGGTATGCTTAACGACCTTCGTAAAGCAGGCGATGCTAGAGAAAAAGAGCAAAAGGAAGACCTTGATCTTATCCGTATCATGTACGCCACTCCTCCAGAAGAAGCAGCAGTATAATAGCTAAAGTTAATTCCTGTATCATAAAACTAAATATTTTTACAAAAATATTCAAAAAGAGTTTCTAACTCTGTCACTTTTAGACTAAAACGACCGTTTTAGGCCTATATCCCATAGGTATTTCTGCGACCCTGTAAATACATCTGATAGCCTTGCCAACTTAATTAAGGAGAACCGAATATGTCTACCAAGATGCAAAAGCTGCTAGACCTTATTGTTAACGAAGAAACGGAAAAAGCTGATGAGTTATTCCATGAAATCGTTGTAGAAATGTCTAGAGGAATTTACGAGAATATGATCGCTGAAGAGGAAGAAGAGGAAATGGACGAGTCATCCGAAGATGACGAAGAAATGGACGAGTCCTCAGAAGAAGAAGACGATTTAGATGAAGGATTTGGCGCAGATGACGAAACATCTAGCGAAATTGGTGGCGACAGCGCAGATGCGTTTGTTGATGCCAGCACAGATGACCAAGCAATGGGTGGTGATGACGAGATGGGCGATGGCTCTGCTCCTGCTACCAAAGACGATGTACAAGATTTAGAAGCTGCTCTAGCTGAACTAAAAGCTGAATTTGAAGCCCTAACAGGCGGAACTTCCGGTGATGATGACTCGGAAGACGACATGGACATGGATATGGGCGCCGACGACGAAGAAGGCGACGACGAAGAATATGCTGACGACGAAGAAGATACAGACGACAGCATGGGTTTACGTGAGTACCGTGAAACAGTTGGAAACGACTGGCACAAAAACAGCATGAAGACACAGGGTCAACTTGCTGGCGCTGGTACAGGCGAAAAACAATCTGCTCCAGTTGAAGGTAAAAGCGCAGTTAGCTCTGGAAAAGGTAAGCCAACAACAGGTGCTACCGCTGGGAATATTGCCCAAGCTGGTAAAGGCGTGGGCGAAATGAGCGGAACAAGTACAAATGCTGATAAAGGCAACCGTGGTTTAGCTGGTTCCACTAAAGGTGAATTCACTAAAGGTGTTGAAAAGAACATTTCTAACAGTGCTAACTCAAGCATGAAAAGTGGTTCTTCTTTAAACAAACAAGGCAGTGGTTACCCTAATAACAACAAATCTGCTGGTCCAGTTGGTTCTGGAACAGGCGACAAAGCTGGCCAAACTAGTGTTGGTCAAGTTAAGAGCCCGATCAACGGCGCACCTAACCGTAACGCTTAATTAGAGAATCTGGATGAAACCAAGACAACTTTCCTATCTAAGAGAACATTTAAGTTTTGACCAAGCCCGAGTGGTAATGGAGTCTGACGATAAAGATGGTAAAAATCTTTATCTAAAAGGCATTGCCATCCAGGGCGGTATAAAAAACGCTAATGGCAGAGTTTATCCTGTCAGCGAAATTACCAAAGCTGTTAAAACATTAAATGATCAAGTAGGTAATGGTTATAGCGTACTTGGAGAAGTAGATCATCCTGATGATTTAAAAGTAAATTTAGACCGTGTATCACACATGATCACAGATATGTGGATGGATGGTCCTAATGGTTACAGCAAAATGAAAATTTTGCCTACACCGATGGGCAACTTAATTCGTACTATGCTTGAAAGCGGCGTAAAACTTGGCGTAAGTTCTAGAGGCAGCGGCAACGTTGATGATAGAACTGGCGAAGTAGCAGATTTTGAGATAATCACAGTTGACATAGTTGCACAGCCCAGCGCACCTGGTGCTTACCCTACACCCGTGTATGAACATCTAATGAACATGCGCGGCGGTAATAGAGCGTTAAGTGTTGCTAGAGAAGTAAAAGAAGATCCAAAGGCCCAGAAATATATTAAGGAAAGTCTCCTTAATATTATTAAAGGTCTAAAATAAGCCCGAGGAGAAATAGATGTTGGACGCATTCAAACAATTAGTAGAGTCAGGAACTTTGTCAGAAGAACATACTTCTGCCTTAGAGTCTGCTTTTACTCAAAAAATTCAAGAGAATCGCGACCAAGTCACAGCTGAACTTCGTGAAGAGTTTGCTTCAAAGTATGAGCACGATAAAGGTCTCATGGTTGAAGCTATCGACAAGATGTTGAGCGAAAGATTGGCCGCAGAGATGGCTGAACTTGCTGAAGATAGAAAAGCATTAGCGGAAGCTAAAGTCGCCTATCAACGCAAGATGACCAGTGATGCTAAAGTATTAGAATCATTTGTTATAAGCCGTTTAGGAAAAGAACTAGGTGAGTTCCAAAGCGATCGTCAAAAGGTTGCTGAGAACTTTGGAAAACTAGAGCAGTTTATCGTACATG